ATCTCTATAAAAAGTTCACATACACTAATCAGGAACGATACACCCTTGACCACATTGCGTTTGTGGAACTGGGTGAGCGTAAGGATGGTAATCCATATGAAACATTCCGTGAGTGGTATACAAAAGATTATCAGTCGTTCATTGAATACAACATTCAAGACGTGGAGATTGTTGACAATCTAGAAGACAAGTTGAAATTGATGGAGCTTACGTTGACGATGGCGTATGACGCAAAGGTCAACTTCACTGATGTCCTTGGCACTGTGCGGTATTGGGATATTCTCATCTACAACTATCTGCGTGAGAGAAATATTGTGATTCCTCAAAAATCAGACAATAAGAAGGTTGAGAAGTTCGAAGGTGCTTATGTGAAAGACCCACAGGTGGGTATGCACAAGTGGGTTATGTCGTTTGACTTGAACTCGTTGTATCCTCATCTTATTATGCAATACAACATCTCACCAGAGACATTGGTGAATGGCGGCACCAAACCTGTAGAGGGTATGGTAGACGAGATGTTGGATGGTAAAGTTCGAAACGATACTGAGTATTGTATGACACCCAATGGTGCGTTCTTTCGTAAAGACAAACGTGGGTTTCTGCCAGAATTAATGGAAGGTATATATAATGATCGTGTCAAATATAAAAGACGTATGCTCAATGCTCAACAAGAGTATGAAAACACTGGGGAGAAGTCTCTACTCAAAGACATTGCCCGATACAACAACATCCAAATGGCAAAGAAGATTTCTCTCAACAGTGCGTATGGTGCTATTGGGAATAATTGGTTTAGGTATTTTGATTTGCTTGTTGCTACTGCAATTACTACATCTGGCCAATTGTCTATTCGTTGGATTGAAAAAAGTCTCAACATTTATCTTAACAAAATCTTGGAAACGAGAGACGTGGACTATGTTATTGCTTCGGACACAGACAGCGTATACATTACGTTTGACAAATTGGTTGATAAAATGCTCCCGGCGGGAGCAGAAACTAACACTATTGTCAACTTCTTGGACAAGGTTGCAAAAGAGAAGCTGGAACCTTTTATTGATTCGTCTTATCAAGTACTTGCCAAAGTAACCAACGCATACGAACAGAAGATGGAGATGGGTAGAGAAGCAATTGCTGACAAGGGAATCTGGACTGCTAAAAAGCGTTACATTCTAAACCTGTATGATATGGAAGGTGTGCGATACAAAGAACCCAAACTCAAGATCATGGGACTTGAGAGCGTAAAGAGTTCAACTCCTGCACCATGTCGGGAGAAGTTGAAGGAAGCAATCAGGATCATCATGGGTGGTGATGAGGAGATGCTAAATACCTTTATACAAGATTTTCGTGAAGAGTTTATGACATTGCCACCAGAAGATATTGCCTATCCCCGCTCCTGTAATGGGTTGAAGAAGTTTCGTGGAACAGATCGTTTATTTGCACTCGGCGCACCCAAGCATGTTAAAGGTGCAATACTCTACAACCATCTCGTAGATGAGAACAAACTTGGCAATAAGTACGTTTCTATTCAAGAAGGAGACAAGGTGAAATTTGTAAATCTCAAAGACAATATCTATCAAGCTTCTGCGTTTTCTTTTATGACAAAGATACCAAAGGAACTTGACATATTGCCTATGGTTGACTATACTAGCCAATATGAAGACAGTTTCTTGGCGCCGTTGCGTGTGATAACGGATAAGATGAACTGGATATTGAAAAACGATGAAGTTGGAACACTGGAGGAATTTTTTGGATGAGCATGTCCACAGATGAAATAATTGAATACGTTGAAAATGTAACATGGGATGATGTGAAAGATTTGTCCCATGTAAATTGTCGTATCTACTTTGATGAAGAACTAGAAATTCAAGATAGAGAATTGGAAAATTCTTCATATCTTTATATAACTATATTTTCTGAGCCTCATGATGATGGAAAAGACAGGTACTTTGGTTCTTCTACAAATTCTCAAATTAAATCTTTTATGGATGGAGACTACAAAGGAACAGTAGTTAAATATAAAGATATATTTGAAAACTGTATATCAAAGTATGATCACAGAGTTATTTGTTTGAAAATTGATGATGACGAATCAAAGATTCTTATTGAGGAAGAGGATATATTAGTTGCTGTTGATGCTGAGAGGAATATCAATTTTTTCAACGCAAGTAATATCAGTGGCGGTCTATTAAAATCATTAGGTAATCAACAGGAACTTTTTGATTCAGCAATAGAAAGTATTGAAAAAACCAACAGAGGTGAAGAAAGTGATTTTGTAACAGGTGAGAAAAATGTTCATGATCTTTATAAACTGAAACGTGCTCAACCAAGATCAGGTGATCTTGATGATTCTCATGTGAATGCTATTGAAAAGGATATTCTTGGTTCTTATGGAAAGGCATTGGAAAATATTAGAAAAACTATTCTAATGGAAGACTATTATGGGTCTGGAATACATAAAAGGGGTGGAAATACACATACACTCGAAGCCGCTGTTAGGCCTAGTCTAAAGAACTATGTGAATAAGATAGGATATGTTCTGTGGCCGAAATCTTCGTGGAGTAAATGTAGTGAACACACAATAAGAGATGTGCTGCTTTGGGATAATGCAAGAGAGGAAGAGATATCTCGTAAATATACAAATTTTGACGAGATAATTCAAAGTTGTTTTGACTTAATAAAAGATTACAAATTGAAGCATACAGATGAACGAGTTAAAAGCCGTGCCAAAGCTTTAGGTATGCTTGAAAGCGAGTGGAAGGGTTCAAGTGGTGTTCGTGCAAAGCTAAAAGACTTAGTGGATCAAAAATCCACAGAGGGTTATGTACCAGAAGGTATGGACCGTATAACATATACGTCAGCTAAGATTGAAGCTCACGAAGAAGAAAAATCAACTTCTAATCAAGATGTTAAAGTTCTTACCACAGTATATGCTGGTAGTAATACATTTACTGGTTGGGATTATATAGTGAGATGGTTACATGATCCTAAAAATAAAAAAAGACGGTTGCACATAGATTTTATACACGGTGTGAATGGTATACAAAGATATGTCGAGGCTTGGCCAGCAAAACAATTAGATATAGTACCACTAATTGACAAAATGTTTGAGGTTTATGTTATATCCATAGACAAAGATGGAAATAAAATAACAAAAAAAGATCATTTTACATGGGATGTAATGAATCGTTTTGAACCAAAAAAGAATAAGATACATGATCAGAAAGCTGCTTGAGGATCATATCAAAAACAACGTACCAGACAGTGAGATTGCCGTCTTACTGTCGGGCGGTGTTGATTCTGTAAGTGTGGGTCTTGCAGCTGAAAGTGCTGGTAAAGAAGTTCACGCATATAGTTTTTATCTAAACGGCGCACCCTCATATGATTTTATAAAGGCAGCTGAGGTTGCACATAAAAGAAACTGGGACTTCACCCCCATAGTTGTCCCTACAGAAAATCTTATAGAAGATTGGCACAGACTCGTTGAATTAACTTGCAGAAAGAAAACTCATTTTGAGTGTGTCTTTCCATTTCTATATGTCTATCCAGAGATAGAGGAAAAGTATGTGTTGACAGGCTGGGGTGCTGATGGTTACTTTGGACCCAGTAAGAAAGCAATGATGCGATACTCTAGTTATAAAAAGAAAAGAAACTATGTAGCATACTGTAAAGAACACAACCAGAAAAGATTAAACTGGAACGAGTTTAGATTGGCATACTTGGATGGCGATTGTGCTGGTCTAAAAGAACATACCAATCTAGCCACTAAACATAATAAAATTCATGTAACCCCTTATCTAGATGCAGATGTAAGAAAATTACTGATGAGTAAGAGTTACAAAGAGTTGAACAAACCCAAACAAAAATATTTTATCAGAAGTGACTTTACAGAACTTAAAAAGTTTGGTACAATAAAACCTCATCAAAATTTACACTTGAACGCTGGTGTAGATAAGTTGTTTGAAACATTGCTAAATAATCCAGAGATTAATCTTAAAGGTAGAAAAAGAATGATGGACGTTTGTAGAGATTGGAGCAATGGTGTACTCCCCATATAATTTACAAGATGTATATGATGCATCTGCACAAGAGAAGTTCAAAGTCATCTCCACCTTTGCTGGTGGGGGTGGCTCTTCTACAGGCTATCGTCTTGCTGGTGGTAAGGTTCTTGTCATCAATGAGTTCGTTGAGGAAGCACAGAAGACCTATGCAGAGAACTATCCAGACACGATTATTTTACCCGGCGATATCAAGGAACTCAATGGTAAGGATTTCCTAGATGCAGCTGGTGTTGGTGTAGGTGAGATTGATATTCTTGATGGGTCACCGCCTTGTTCAGCATTCTCTGTGGCAGGTAAACTATCGCATAACATCCATGAAGAAGAACGTATTGATCTGTTTGGTAATGTGACTATAGAGAAGGTTGCTGGTAAGCACTCTGATGGTTGGGGTCAGACCAAGAACTATTCTGATGGTAAGACTGTAGAGAATATCGAAGACCTGTTCTTTGAGTTTCTACGAGTTGCTAAAGAAATCAAACCAAAAGTTATTATTGCAGAGAATGTCAAGGGACTGACTGTTGGTGAGGCCAAGGAATATTTCAACAAGATACTCAACACCTTTGAGAAGATTGGTTACGAGGTTTGCGCTCAGGTGCTGGACAGTCGTTACTATGGTGTATCCCAGACAAGAACCCGTGTTATTTTTATCGGTGTGCGTGAAGATGTTGCAGAAAAGGTTGGACTAAATTTTATGACTATCTCTCAAGTATTCCCTGAGCCAGATAGGGAAGTTATTCCTGTTAAGGATGTGATGGTTGGTTTGAAATATGACCCCGAAGAAGTGAAGTATCTCACAGAGAAATTTACCCATACAGCATACTGGAAACAGACAGGTAGTAAGATGCCTATTGATCCTGAGAAAGTTTTGACAGGTATGGACTACCATCCAAAGGGTCATCACTTCAGTCTTAAAAGAGTATCACAGTATAAACCTGCTCCTACCATTACAGCGATGGGTAGTGCAGATACTACTGCTGGTGCGTTTCATTGGATTGAACCAAGGAAGTTGACTTTAGGTGAATTAAAGCGTATAATGAGCTTACCTGATGACTTCAAGTTGACAGGTAAATGGAATCAGAAAGCAGAACGCTGCGGCCGCATGGTGCCTCCGTTGATGATGGAACGAATTGCCTCGGCAGTTTACACTAACGTATTGGAGAAATATAATGGCTGACTTTACATTTGCACATAGGCAAGAAGGTTTTGATGAACACATTGATTGGAGTATTCGGGGGTATAGTGACCTTCTGGATGATGTTGTAAGTCTTTCACGGTATTTCGTTGAGGCAAATACTAACGTAGTAGACATTGGTTGTTCTACGGGTAAACTCACTGCAAGGATTCTAGAACATAACCATGAGGCTTGTCCTGATGCACAGTATGTTGGTGTAGAGGTTGCAGAGGGTTTCTTTGATAATCTTGAAGACAGGAAGATTGCGTTGGATGAGATTTATCCCGATACCTCTGTGAATTTTATTCAAGACGATATTCGTAATTATGAGTTTGAGAATTGTTCACTGATCACATCTCTGTTCACATTGCAGTTCATGCCATATTCTTGCAGAGAAGAAGTGATTGATAATATCTATAATGGTCTTAATGAAGGTGGTGCATTTATCTTTGGTGAGAAGATTGATACATCCCATAGTCGTATTGAGAATATGCTGCGAACTACTTACTATGAGTTTAAAAGTAAATCCTTTGACTATGAAGATATTATGCAGAAAGAGTTAACATTGAAAAATATGTTGAAACCTAACTCTTGGAGAGAGATTGAAGATATGCTAGATCGTGCTGGTTTCAAGGCAGTTCAGAGTTTCTGGCAGAATCATCTGTTTATTGGTGCTATTGCCATAAAATAGGCTATTGACACCCATCAAGTTCCATGTTATATAAATAGAATATAACACACATGGAGCAGTTGAATGTCTAACCTCAATCACTATGTACGGCAATTACGCCCCCGTACAGAATCATATACTCCCCATGTGGATAGGATTCAGAGTATCTTAACTGAAACAGTTGGTGCAAAAGGTCTTGCTTATGAATTAAAAGTTCATACTGCAATGAAAACTGCGAAAGTTCCTACTTTAAATTCTGGTGAAATTCCGGGCAGGGGATTTTCTAATCAAGGTGCTGGCGACATTGAAGCATCTTACAAGGGCAACCCATTTAATATAGAGATTAAGGCAAGTTCTAATGATCAAATGGGTGGTGGTTCATTTAGATATGATATGGCAAGTGGATTATTTACCCCTGTCCCTGATAAAAAAACTGGTGTGGTTAAATTTGACCCAGATGATTTGGAACTTATGATTAAAGTAGCAAAAGAAAAGTCTTCAGCTATTAATGATTATATCAATGCAGCACGAAAAACTGAACCTGTTGAATTTACTAAACATATAAGTGGTGTTCCTATTAAAGTATCGTATGCCGCAAGAGATGAATTAAAGGCTAAAGGACTTACAAATAAAATTGCAACAAATATTAAGATGACAACAAGATTTATAGTTAATCATTATAATAAAAAGGGTGTTTATTATATTCAAGTTGGCGGCGCTGGTTTATTTTATATGGGGAAAAATCCTTTAAAATTGGATGTGCCGGAATTAACAGGAGAAATACAGGTTGAGATGGGGTTGAGATTTGGTGGTGGAAAATTATTTTTTAACACTGAACCAGAACGAACTCCTGCCCGTTCAGCCGGACTTAGACTACAAGGTAGATTGAAAACAAAAGGTAAGTCAAATTATAGTTTAGATAATGTGAATGATATAGAAAAGTTGTTTGGTGTAAAATGATAACACAATCAGATTTAAATCAGGTAGAGAAGTTTGCTGACCGTCTGTTCGCAAAGGTTGGTATTGATGTTGAGTTCACTCGGCACTTTATGGACAGGGTGAATGATGCTCGTAATAAGAAAGATATTACACCTTCTGAACTGACTCGTCTATTCAAGCAGTCTTATTCCAAGTATGGTAAGAAGATAGCACAGCTTGGTCCTGATGCTGAAGCTGTTATCAA